CGTTAGACATCACAAAACCCTCATGTTCATAGGGCACACTATCAAATAGACATTGAACATTATCTGTAGTAGTAATGCCTTCCATGAGTAATTCTTTTATCTCAATTATCATATTGTATAAGTGAAATAAGTTTCTGGAATATCCAGTATCACTTGCCAACTTATCAGCATCAAGTGTTTGTCCTGATCTGATATAACTATTGATATTTACTTTCAACTCTGCTATGTCATCATCATGTGGAAATCTCACAAATGGTATGATAGTTTTAGCAAGTGTGATAAGTAAACTTAATCTAAAATGTCTATTAGATATTGATGCACTTGTATCAATAAAATGCACACCATAACTTTTGGACTCTCTGTAATGAAACTTAGCATCTAACTCTTGTATGGTAGCACCAATATACTGTGTATGAGTGGCAATAATAATATCGTCAATTACATCATCAAATTTATATGTAATTGTGTTTGGTGTATGGGTATCTGAACCACCATAACCAATAAAGTCGCCCTGATAAATGCCCTCATTATGTGGCAATCTGTCAAGACATATATGTAAAATTGAGGCAACTTTAGGTATATGTCCATGATTAGATTCAATATCAGTATGAGTATAGTTTATCTTGATTCTTCTCTTATTGAATACTGATTTAGTTCCTACAAAGAATTTGCCATTCTCTGGGTTAGTTCCATATACTATGGCGGGGGCGCCATCATATTTTACTGATACCTGACTCTGTTTAGTATCCAAAAACTTGATAGCATCAAGCGCTCCCTGTCTGCCAGTAAGCACATGATCTTCTATGTGTTCCAAGTGTTTGTTCTTCATAGAACCATTATAACATAAAATGTAAGATTTGTGGGCGGTAGTTGAGTACGCAACTGTTTGAACTACCATTAAGTATGTTGATCTAGAATTAACTCTCATACACCCAAGAGTAATGTCAGGGAGCGGGGCGAACTGATCTGAGTTTCACTCATGGCGCCCAAATTTACCTGCTGGGAATCGCTTACACCTGTGTCCTTACTAACTGGTCAAGAGGTGCTTCACTCAACTTTGACCTTAAAGGTGTGAGTACTAACTCAGTTTTGGGGCAGCAGAACCGCATATCCCTGACATTTATATAATAGTACATCATGGCAACAATACAACCCCCTGTGTGCCACTTTGTTAACTGTCATCTTAATGGTATATTAAAAGAAAATACTGTTCTAGGTTTATTAGATTCACATGGCGGGCATTCATGTAATAGAGTAGAGGGAAAAGCAATAAGGTTGCCTTCTTCAACTGGAGGCGATACTGTTTCTATTACACCCATATATGGATTTGTAAAGGGAGCATAAAACTTTGTTGGTCTATGTTCATTCACATCAAAGTCAACATATAATACACATGATATTTTCATGTTACCATGATTATGTGCTCCATGATATTGCCCTAGTGTATATCTCTGTGCCCATAGTTCCCATGTCTCTATGTTTTGAATTGGGCACTCTCCATGATAACGCTCTTGTAATTCTTCTGTGAATTTGTTTACTAGGTTATCTAAATCTTCAGCAAGAATTGTTACGAAACTTTCAATATAAGGCGCTCTTGCCTGATATTTAAAATAGTCTGATTCGCAACTCTGTACTTTAGTATCATCAAAATCTATTAGTTCTAGCAACTTAGGTTTCTTTTCTGTCCAGTTGTTAATTTTAAACTTATTGATTCCTATGCCAAATAATAATAAACTTTCATTCATTTCTTTTTATAGTTCTTCCTAGTTTTTCTTTTAGGTTTTATGCCATGTGGGTCACGTTTCAATGCCGCCTTTAGTTTCTTCAGATATTTTAAATGATTTGGATAAACTAATTGCATCAATTCTTTTTGAGTTTGCTTTTCTTCTGGGGTCATTCTTTATCATAAAATTTAAGGTCTGTGCCTGGAAATGGATTATCTAACCAATCAGTTAAATCATCAAGAAGTAAATCACATTCTTCCTCATCGCCTGTGTAAGTACACTCTTGCATTATTGCCTCTGCTGATGCAAGTTTCATGTCATCAACTAGAACTATCATTCTATCAGCATAGTGTTGTTCCATTTTTGCCAAATTTAATTGACGCCTGATTTCTTGTTCTTTGTCTGTCATGTTTTTTGTCCTTTTACTATCTAGTGTTTTACGTTTGTGATAGAGACCTGTGCCTCTCCTTTTGTGAATATTGTGTCAACAACACTCTGTAATCTTTTCTCTGTGCTGATACCAACATTGCTATACACTGGCACGAACATCTTGCCAAATGGTTTCTTGAAACCACTGCCCTGTGGTTTTAGTTCTCCTGTCTGTAGTTTGACAGCATCACTCTTATCAAGGCGTATCACTCTACCAATAGTCTGTGCCATTGTAATGAGATCAAGATTTCTCATCAATATAGCAGCAGTGAGTCCTGATACATTCATACCCTCTGATAATATAGAGTGATGAAACATAACAAACTTTTTGGTAGGGTCAGCACCCCACTTGTTCATTAAGTTAAAAAATGTCTCTCTTGAGACTTTCTTACCATTGATGACAGCACCAAACTTTGATGTAATATGTAACACATTATATTTCATAGAATGACATATTGCTTGGAAGTTTGTACCATTAACAAGTCTGGCAATATTGGTAGTTGACTTAGCAGTTACCAACACTTTGTCCATGTGCTCCTCATTCTTGAGAGCATCAAGGATAACTGTCTTATCAATCTCTTCCTGACTACCAAAATGATTGATAGGATATTTTACTGCCTTGACTTTAGGCGGTATGATATAACCTTTAGCAATCAACTCTGGAGCAGGCACTTGAGAGATAACTTTGCCAAATACTTTGGTATTGTTCATGCCAAGATCAGGATTTCTGTTCTCTTTTGGTGTAGCAGTAAAGAAATACTTGCGAGTGGCATATTTTGAGAAGTGAGTTACAGCAGGCAAGAAGTTCTTTTGTACTGAATTGTGTGCCTCATCAAAATATATTGTGTCCACCTCAATATCCTGTGCTTCCTGTATTCTGTGAAGTGAGTGATATGTTGTAAAGATCAATATATTCTTTACAGTATTGTGATACCACTTCTCCATAGTTTTTGGTTTAGTAGTCTTGAAATGATGTGTGTCTCCACTATGTACATGAAGCACTTCTACATTGTCAATATGCTCAAGGAACTCTGAACATAATTGATTTGCCAATAGTATTCTAGGAGCAACAACAACTATGGTCTGTGGCACAGGTATTGTAAAACGCCACTTAGCATCTTGTATCATACACATTGTCTTACCACCACCAGTAGGCACAAGAATCTTGCCTTTGGTTTGTGTTGTCATCAACTGTATAATGTCTTTTTGATGATCTCTCAATTCCATAGTGTTTGTGTCAATAATCATATTATAATAAAAAATGCCCCTAAAATCTAGGGGCATTGTGACAGTTTTAGAACTGTGCTAATAGTTTTTGTGTCTCTGGGTCGAATACTTCCTCGACTCCCTCTATTGAATGAATCCAATCGTCATCACTCTCAGCGATCTCATAGAGATCAATCATTTCATCTTCCATAAAAAAATTGTGTGTTCAAATTTAGTATTACATATTATGCGTGGTTTGGCAACTATCCAACTGGAGGCGCACCAACACCACCATACTCAGCAGGCATGGCGTCCATATCAAATTTACTTTTTGCCGCATCTTCCTCTGCCTTTCCTTTGATACTGTTTATCTCAGTAACAAGTCCAGCAATATCATCTTGCTGTTTGAGTAGAGAAGCATGAACCATTGACTCAAGAGAAGTCAATCTCTCATCAAGATTGCCTATAGTTTTCATCGCTGCTTGTAGTTGTTTCTTTAATCTATCAACTTGTTGCAACTTGACTTTAGTTAGTGCCTCAGTATCAGAGGTTAATGAATCGTAAACCATAATTTATTCTTTTTAGTTATTTAGAATGATATAGATTATCTCATGTAGAGATAACCGCCCGACCAATCACAAACGGCATACATTCTTGCCCTGTCGGTATCATCACACATATTAAATCTAACGTGCTTAGCAGGTTTCTTCCACCCTGCTGGTTTATATACTTCGCCTGTGTTCTTATCAACAAAGGCATGAACGCTTATGTCATCGCCAAACTGACGATTGACCTGTTTCCAACGTAAACAAACTTTATAATATTTTCTGCCCTTCTCTATAAAAAAACTAATCCTATCATCTTCGCCAGACTCAATCTTAGTAACCTTATCCTGTAGAAATGGGTCAGGTTTGTCTGCCATATTTTGAGTGTTAACAATAGAACGTAAAGAATAATCTCTGTACTGTTGTTCAAGGCAACGGCAGAGTTTCTCTGTCCATTGTAATATCTTTAGTTTGTTTTCTGCTTCAGTTAATGTTGTCATAGTTCTCCATATAAAAAAAGATGTAAGAGCAGAGGAACAAACACAAACCCTCTCTCTTACATTTTTTATTATACTACATTTTATCGTTAAGGCAACTTGATGTGTGACACATATACCAACGTCACACTCTACCTCTCAACGCATTGGACTTTGGAAATAACTGTACATTGTCAGTTCCAAATCTACCCATTGCTTCTGTTTTAGCATCAGAACCAAAAGGCGATATACTCTCAAACTCTGTTGAAAAGAGTCTGTTATTGAGTATAACTTTTGCTGTCCAAAGTGCCATAACTACAAAATATAGGGTGCGAGAAACAAAATTGATAACTAAGATCAATTTGTTTCCCATGTATCTAATATACAACCATGTCACGCCAATGTCAAGCGTCGAAATCTTTAGAAATTGTAAAGGCGTTTAATCTCTCTTGTGGCGTGAGATTGACACATCGCCACCCATAGTCGCCACTACTCACAACTGTAGGCATTATGTTCATAGAGAGAGTTATCCTACCATCGCCCTTATTGTTCTCATATCCATGAGCAATTTGAGAAGGAAACAACAATAACTCGCCTTCCTTGGCAAACACTAGATTATCTTGATTATGCTGTGTCAATTTATTTTTAAATATATCAAATACTGGAGCGTGGGGCGTATAAATCTTACTGTCATTTGTGAACGAAGTCGGAACGTGTCCTTTTTCTCTATCAAAATTCACATAATATATGCCTGAAATATAAGAATTACAATGATGATGAAAATACTGTTTGCCTCCATCATCAGACATATTATACCAACTGTCTGTTACTTGTACTGTCTCAGGAATATAGTCTCCTTTTACTTCCTTGGCATAATACTCTGCCTGTTGTTCAATCCAATTTGTAAATCTGCCATATTTTTCATCATCTTGTAATACTGAATAATGTCCAATATGTTTTAAATCTTTTGAATTTACATTATATGTGAGAGAGTTTTCATTTTGTTTCTCTATCTCACTCAATATAGTTTCCTTAACTTTGGCATGAAAGGGGCAAGGTATAATGGCAACTGGCGTAGGTAGTATATTTACAACTTCCATCAC